CTTTCTCAAAAACCCCCCCCTATACCCACTGTTATTGATGTTGATGTAGGTCGAGAAATACACCCATACAAGAGGGGGGTTGTGTAGATAATTAGCATGAAAAATTTTTAAAATCAAATTATATTTGTAATATGGCAGGTCAACCAATCAAAAGGCAAATGTTAGCCGATATAGAAAAAAGTGGTGGTTTCCAAAATATTTTGGATAGGGTTTGCTCTGGAGAGAGCATGACAGCGATAGCTAGGTCATTTGGGGTTAGTCGCAAATTGTTAGTGAGTACCCTATACAAAGACCCAAAACAAAAAGAGTTATTGCAAGGGGCAAGAAAAGAAAGAGGCGAGGCATTTGCAGAGCAAGCTCTTGAGATTATAGATTCAGTAGAAGAAAGTCCAAACGCAATTGCTAAAGCAAGAGAACAAGCTAATCTTAGAAAATGGTTAGCTGGATGCGATAATCCAGAGATGTTTGGACAAAAGCAAGCCACAGTTCAAATTAATGTTGGTGACTTGCATATTGATGCTCTTAGAAATGCAAAGCCACTAGACAATGACAAACTCACCAAAATATCTGACTAAGGAAGAATTAGAGAGAATTAGAGGGGATCACTTTGATGAAGTGATTATGTTGGGTGTTAAGGGTATGAATATCCATCTTGTGTCCTCATGTGAAGATCCGATAGAAACTTGCTCTATTTTGGAACATGCTGCAGATGAAAATTTTAGAAGATTGTACCCTCAAGCTTTAGGTAATGAGTATGTCCACTAACCCCTTTCAAGAATTTTTAGAAAAATATGGGAATGACCCCGTTAAGTTTGTTCAAGAAGTGATTGGTGTTGACCCATTTGATTATCAAAAAGAACTACTGCAAGCCGTCAATGATGGGGAAAGAAGATTAAGTGTTAGAAGTGGTCATGGAACTGGGAAGTCGACTTGTGCATCTTGGTTAATGATTTGGATGCTATTTACGAGATATCCTATTCGGATAGTCGTAACAGCCCCTAGTTCTCAGCAATTATTTGATGCTCTTTTCTCCGAACTAAAATCCCATATTACCAAATTACCCCCTGCTCTTAAAAATTTGCTGAATGTGAAGAGTGATAGGGTTGAATTGATTGCTAGTCCAAGTGAGGCATTTATTAGTGCTAAGACTTCAAGGGCAGAGCAACCAGAGGCATTGGCAGGTGTTCACGCATCTGGCCCAAGAGCTAGTGTATTACTAGTGGCTGATGAGGCTAGTGCTGTCCATGAAAAAACTTTTGAAGCTGCGAGTGGATCAATGTCTGGTAAGAATTGTGTGACACTACTTTTGTCTAACCCGACTAGAACTAGTGGAACATTTTTTGATACGCAAATGTCACCCAAATCTTCTTGGTGGAGAAGAAGATGGAGCTGTTTAGATAGTCCACTAGTGACCCAAGATTTTGTTGAGGAAATGAAGGAACGATATGGTGAAGAAAGCAATGCCTTTGCTGTGCGTGTTATGGGCGATTTTCCTAAGACAGATGACGATACAATCATTCCCTATCACTTATGTGAGTCCGCAGTAAGACGAGAGATAGAAGAAAACCCTAGTGCTGAAATTACATGGGGATTGGATGTAAGTCGATTTGGGAATGATCATAGTGCTTTATGCAAACGCAAGGGGAATGTCATTCAAGATGTAATGACTTGGAAGGGTTTGGATTTGATGCAACTTTGTGGAAGGGTAAAGGCAGAATATGATGCTTTACACCCCACCGATCAACCCACCCAAATTTTTATTGATAGCATTGGTTTAGGGGCTGGTTGTGTTGATAGATTAGCTGAACTTGGTTTGCCCGCTATTGGCATTAATGTGAGTGAAAGTCCATCCATGAAGAACAACTATATGAACCTTAGAAGTGAGCTATGGTTTAAACTCAAGGCATTTTTAGAAAATAGAGATTGCAAGCTACCCAATGATCAAAAACTCATTAGTGAAATGGTGAGTGTGAAATATAGCTTTTCATCCAATGGTAAAGCCAAAGCTGAATCTAAGGATGAAATGAGAAAGAGGGGTTTATCTTCCCCAGATAGAGCTGATGCTTTGTGTCTAGTAATGGCACATGACAACATGATTGCTTTAAGAGGTGGTCATGCAAATAGATGGAACAAACCATTAAAACGTAACTTGCGAGGAGTTTTGTAATGCCAAAATATAAAGGTAAGAAGAAAAAGTGAATTTATTAGATTTTCTATCAGAAGAAAATAGATTGAAAAATACACGGTGGCTAAATGAGAAATCTAGGCAATTCCACCAATTTATGAATAGTGCTTTTCCTAGAAACCCCAAAGATCAAGGTCATGCATTTCAACCTGTTATGGGATTAATGGAAACATTATCACCTGCGACTGATATAGTTGATATGCAAAAATCATCTGGTGGGTTAATGGATGAAGTTTATGGGGCATTAAATGAATCGGGAAGAGCAAGTAAAATTAATGCTTTGGGTCATGGTGCTAATCTTTTAGCTAGTACAATTTCTTTAGGATTACCTGGCAATTTAGTTAGAACCTATGATGATTTAAATAAACACATTGTAGCTAATTTTGATAAATTTAAAAATGTTAAAGTAGACCCTTATAGATCAAAATTGAGAGCATGGCATGGTAGCCCCCATGATATTGATTTAGAAACTGGTTTTTCAACTAGCCATATTGGAAGTGGTGAAGGTAATCAAGTTTATGGAAGGGGATTATATTTTACAGAAAGTCCAGAAATTGCAAAATGGTATAGAGATATGCGAAAATATGCAATTGAACCATTATATATTAAAGGTGGTGATGAATTTGGTGATCTTACCTTAGATAGTGTTTATACAGAAGATAATCTAAAGAAGTTTAGCGATTTTTTTAAAAGCCTCGATTATTTTCAAAATAACGTAGATAACGTATTAGCTGGAATAAGTGGGGATTTTAAACCAAAACGTAACTATGATGATATGAGTTTGCAAGAATTAGGCAATTACCAAGATGAACTTGATGATTGGCAAATTGCACCACAACTAGCCAATGAAACTATTAATGATCTTGTATATAGAATAAACTCAAATCCAAATAGAACAGGATTAACTGATCTTGAGCTTGAAAGTTATGGATTTAATGGTGGGGTAGACGGACTTATAAAGAAAATAAAAAAATTTGAATTTGATGATTTACCTAATACCTTACAAGACAAAATTACTAAACAATATATTGAGCCAATGGTTTTTGATGATCTTGAAAACGATTTTGCTCAAACTTTCGATAATTTAGGGCAAGGAATTGCATCAATTGAAGATGCAGATAGTTTATTTGCCTACAGTATGGATCATAATTATCCTCAAGAGCTTTACCAAGAAATAAGACCATATTTAACTGAACAACCTCAACCACCCCCAGGGAAATTATATGAAGTAGATATAGATGCTGAATTAGGAGAATTAATTGATTGGGATGTTACGATTGGTAATCAATCTGAAGAAATGAAAAAAAAGCTAAATACTTTGGTTGATATGGCTACTTCAAAAGATGTTATGACAGCTGATTCAGTTAGTAAATATTTGGATCACATTTATGTTCAAACGCAAAATACATATTTGAAAAGAGATAAATCATTCATAAAGCTACAAGAAAAATTAGATAGTTATAGAGCCAATATAGATAGGTTGGAAAAAATACCCATTATGAAGAAAACCGAAAAAGAAGATGTTAATTTATATAATGAACTTTATGACGCAAATGAAAGAGTAGCTCAATTAGGTGAATGGGATGACTACACTGACAAAGTGCAATCCGAAATATTAAAACTTGAAGGTGAAATTTTAGACCTTTTCCATAATCAAATTAAACCAATAACTAAAAAGGGGTTTAAAAAGAATTTATTATCTGAAAATAGACCTGTTAAACAATTTTTAACTGATTGGAATTATATGTTTTCAAGAGGTGATAGATCAGGAAAACTTGGAGAAATTGGACAAGGTGAAAAGCTTTTAGAAGAAGCTGGGATTAGGGGAATACAATATAAGGCTGCAGGATCAAGAAATCCTAACAAAGACCCCAATAAAATTAAGAAAAATTTTGTAATTTTTGATGATAAAAATATAGATATTCTAGGCAAATATGGATTATTAGCATCACCATTAATTGCTGGGGTTGGTTTATTAGGGGATGATAATGATAGACCCTATTAGTGCCATAACAGCCATTACAACAGCAAGTGGTGCTATTAGTAGTGCCATCAAGGCGGGGAAAGATATTGCTGGTTTATCAGTTCCATTATCAAAATATGCAAAAGCTGAAGCTGAACTTAATTTTGGGGCAAATCGCAAGAAAAATAGCTTTTTTAGTCGATTTACTGGCACTGAAGCTAGTGCCATTGATAAATTCTTTAAACAAGAAGAATTGAAACAAGCTAGGGACAGACTTAGGGAAACCTTCATGCTACACGGGAAAATGTCACAATGGCAAACCCTTCAAAAAATGATTGCTGAAGAAAGAGCAAATCATAGAGAAATGCTGAAGAAAAAAGCTGAATTTAGGGATTTGTGTTGGCAAATATTTGGCATCATTATTTTATTTATTTTTATTGTAGCTGGTTCCATTGGAATTTTCTTATTTGCTAAATATTTAAAGGAGCAACAGGCATGAGTGTATTTTTTGATAATTGGAGAATAATTCCACGATTAATGATGTTGGCAATAACAATTATGGCTTTTTATGTGACTAATTGGATGATTAGTTTGCCAGACCCGACGATTAATCAAACATCTTTTGCGTCAATAATTTTTGGATGCTTTAGTGGTTGTTTTGCAATTTGGTTAGGTCAATCGGAGAGCAAAAAATGAATTGGTTTATTAAACTATTAGATAAATTATTTCAAAAAAATAAAGTCAATTATTTAAGTGGTAAGGGGAAAAAATGATTGAACAAGTGATGACATATGTTGTTCTGCCCGTAGGTGGTTTTGTTTGGTGGATGCACCAAAAACAACAAATTCATTACACTAAAATAACCGTATTAGAAAAACTTTTTGAACAAACTAATCTTACCCATGACCGAGAAATAAAAGAAATAAAAGATCATGTAAAAGATATAAATGCAAAGTTAGATAGGATTGAGCAATCAATGAGAAGATGATGCCTAATACAAATTTTGAAACAGGCAAATTAGGTGAATATATATGTGCAACAAAATTAATGAAAATGGGGGAAACCTGCGAAATCGTTAATTTGGATTGCATAGATATTATTGTTAATAGGGGAGAGCAAGGGTTAATAAGATTGCAAGTGAAAAGCTCAAGATACAAAACTAAAGATGAAAGAATAACTAAAGGCTATCAATTTTTTACTGCCTTTGGTCTAGTAAAAAAACCACTTACAATTAAACAATGTGATGCCATTGGTTTTGTAGCTTTAGACATTGAAAAAGTAATTTTTATGCCAGTAGCAGATATTGGAACACAAAAAACTAAACGATTTTCCAAGTCAAAATTCCTTTTAGACAATTTAGAAAAAAGCACTTGGGAAAATACATTGGAAGGAATTTATCAATGAGCTTATTAACATCTTTATTACAACCTGTGTCTAAAATTATTGAAAAGGCTGTTCCAGATATAGATTTACAAAGAAAGTTGGCACAGGAGTTAGCAACATTAACGGAAAAACAAGCTCATGAGCAAGCTTTAGCTCAAATCAAGGTTTTACAAGAAGATGCAAAAGGTAATTGGTTTCAATCAAGCTGGAGACCATTGATCGGTTGGATTTGTGGCATAAGTCTTGGGGTTAATTATTTAGTTTCACCAATTTGTGCAGGTTTTGGAATTATTATTCCTCAAGCTGACATGAATGTAATGATGCCACTTTTATTTGGAATGCTAGGGATTGCAGGGATGCGTAGCTATGACAAAAGACAAGGAACAGATACAAATTCTAAGATACGAAAATGAATATTTAGGCAAAAGAAGAATGCCAATTACAAGGCTGAAAGGAGCTAGAAAATATGGGTTACAAGTTCGGAACAAAATCTATTTCAAGACTAGAAGGGGTACATCCAGATTTAGTTGAAGTTTTTAAAGATGCTATTGAAATTTCTACTATAGATTTTGGGATTTCCTGTGGTGTCCGTACAAAAAGTGAGCAAGCAAGATTAGTGGCCAGCGGTGCATCTAAAACTATGAATAGTAAGCATATTCCTCAAGAGGTAGATGGGTTTAGTCATGCCATTGATATATTTTGCTATTTAGATG